GATGAAGTCCAGCAGGCCGCCGTCCTTGGAGGCGTGGATGATGGAGTAGCCGTCCACGAACGGGGATCGGATCTGTCCGAGGAGCCAGACGAAACCGTTCTCCTCGACCGCCCCGACGCCGTACCCGTCTTCACTCAGGTCCTGGATCAGTGTCCCGGTCGACCCGCGGAGCTTGACGGTGGCGTTGACGTCACCGGACACGACGGGTCCCCAGACTGTCGACCCGGCGGCGCCGTTCCGCCTCCCGCTCGAACGAGGCGAAGTCGGAGGCCACCACCTGGTCGATGTGGATGCGCCGGTCGTTGGTGACGTTGCCGCCGGAGTTGGTGGTGGTGGACATGGTGGAGGAGACGAACCCGCCGTCCGCGAACCGCATCCCGTTCACGCTGTCCAGGAAGTGGGTCCCGTACTTCTCCACCGCAGCGGTCTTCACCACGTACTCGCCGTCGGACAGCAGAGTATGGATGGAGTCGGAGGTGGAGGTGCCGGAGCCTCGGACGATACCGCCGGCGGCCCGCTGCGCCAGCGTGCCGGACAGCATGGCGATCTGGGTCTGCACGTCGGCGCTCATCTGAGTCGACACGAAGGTCTCGATCTTGGCGACCACCACCCGGCCGTCGATCATGTCCAGCAGACCGTCGGTCTCGGTGATGACCGCCTTGGCGTGGCTGTTGTCACCCTCCACATAGGTGGAGGCGGTCTTGCCGTCGGTGCGGTCCAGCAGCGCACTGGTGGCGGCGATAGCGGCGTCCGCGTCGGCGGTGTTGGCCTTCACCTCGACCTCGGCCGGAGGCAGCTTGGCGAGCTGCTCGACGTTCCCCCTGGTCAGCCCGAGCTGGTCCGCCAGCTTCTTGGCGGCGTCCTCGCTGAGGCCGAAGTCCTGGGCCTGCTTGACGAACGCGCCGCGGGCGCCTTCCATCTTCTTCTGCACGTCCTCGACGGAGGTGCCGTTCTTGAAGTTCTCGACCGCGGAGTCCTTGGCGGTCGAGGCGATGTCCAGCAGCATCCGCTGGTTCTTCCGACCAGCCTCGGTGGTGATGTCCAGGGTCTTCGCGTACTGCTCGGTGGCCTTGACCAGCCGCTCCCGCTCCTTCGGATCCCCGACCTTGCCCAGCTGGTCCTCGAGTCGCTTCTTGTCCTCCGGGGTCTTCGCCTTGGCGATCTCCGCCTTCAGCCGGGTTCGTTCCGCTGCGGCGTCGGCGTCGAACTTGGCCACCGCCGCTGCGGCCTCCGCGCGGTTGGTCGCTACCTCGGCCGCGGCGTCGATAGCGGCCTCGAATCCGGCGGACGCGGACAGAGCGGTGGCCACCTGGTCGCCGTAGTTCTTCACCGCCGTGGTCAGCTTGTCGTACTCGTCCTTCGCGTCCTGCGCGGCGTCCTTCTGCTCCTTGATCTCGTCGGCCAGCAACCGGCCGGGACCGAGCGCCCCGGATGTTGCGGACTTCACTCCGTCGACGGATCCGGCGTACTGCCCGTTGGCGACGGCGGCACCTTCGACGATGGCCTTGTAGCCGGTGAATGAGTCCCGGACCTTCTGCGAGTCCCCGCCGTACTGGACGGTCGACTCGGCCAGCCGGTCGACGAGCTTTGCGGCCTGGTCGGCGTGCCCGGAGTTGACCAGGTCGACGAGGGCTTCGTCGATCTGCTTGGTGCGCTTCTCGAACATGGTCGCCGCTTCGGCGGCAGTTCCGACGGCGGTCTCGTACCACTCCGGGTCGAGGGCGGCCTTGGCGTTGGAGCCGAAGTCGTTGATCGCGTCGGACGCGCCCTCGAACCCCTGCCGGAACGGGCCCATGCCGCGGGCGAACAGCTCCCCGAACTTCCCGGACTCCTCGCCGTTCTCGGCGACCTTGAGCAGGCTGTCAGCCAGCTCCTTGACGGGTGGTTCGCCGACCTGCGCGGCGGCCGCCCACCCACGGATCTGGGTGGCGATGTCGGCGACCGCGACCACGGCGACCGCTTTCGTCAGCAATCCGACGGCGGCAGCGGTCTTCGGTGCTGACAGGGCCAGCGCGTCCATCGCAGCCTTGGTGGCGACGATCTTCGGAATGGTGGTGATCAGCGCGCCGCCGAGTAGCAGCACCCCGGAGGTGACGGCGGCGATACCGACCACGCTGGACTGCACCGAGTCCGGCAGGTCACCGAACGCGTTGACCGCGTTGGTCGCAGCCTGCGTCAGGCTTCGCAGCGTGTCGTTGGCGCCGGACCCGGCCTTGATCAGGCCCGTCTCGATGGACCCGCGCAGGTTCTCCATGTCGCCGGCGAGGTTGTCCATCTTGATGGCGGCGGTGTCGGCGGCGGCGCCCTGGTCGTTGACGGCGGTGGTGTACTCCCGAACCCCCTGCCCGCCGAGCTTGTACAGCACGTTCGCGGCCCGGACCGCGTCGGAGCCGAAGATGGTCGACAGGGTCGCGGCCTGCTGCTCCTGGGTCAGACCGGACAGGCCGGTCCGCAGATCCTCAGCGACAACGCTGATGCTCTTCATGTTCCCTTGCGCGTCGAACGCGGAGAACCCGATGTCCTTCATGGCGCTGGCCGCCGCAGCCGACGACGGCACCAGCCGTTGCAGCGCCGTCTTCAGCGACGTCCCCGCGTCGGACCCTTTGAGGCCGTTGTCCGCGAACGCGGCCAGGATCCCGGTCGTCTCCTCAAGGGAAAGCCCCGCCTGCGCGGCGACCAGCCCGGACTGCTGCAACGCCTGGCCCAGCTCGTTCACGTCGGTGGCCGACTTGTTCGCGCCGGCGGCCAGGACGTCGGCAATGTGCTCGACGTCCTCGCCTTGCAGGTTGAAGATGTTCATGGCGTTGGCGGCTACCTCGGCCGCCGTCGCCAATTCCAGGGTGCCGGCCGCGGCCAGGCTCAGCGTTCCGGTGAGCGCTCCGCCGAGGATGTCAGCGGTGGAGATCCCGGCCTTCGCGAGCTCGGCCTGAGCGCCGGCCGCCTCGGCCGCGGAGAACTTGGTGGCCGCACCGGCGTCGAGGGCCGCCTGGGTGAGCTGGTCCATTTCACCGGCGGTCGCCCCGGACACGGCCCGCACCTCAGACATGGCCTGGTCGAAGTCTGCGAATGCCTTGACCGCCAACCCGATACCGGCGGCCATCGCGGCACCGGCGGCGGCCATGCCGATGCCGAGGTCCTTCGTCTGCTGCTTGGTGGCGCCGACCGACTTGCCCAGGTCCTCGGTGGACTTCTTCGCCTTGGTGGCGCTGGTGCCGACGCCGTCCCAGGCGGCCTTGTGCTGGTCGCTGGCGGTCTTGCCGGACTTTCCGAATTCTTCGGTGGCCTTGGACGCCTTCTTGGTGTTGCTGATGTAGTCGGTGACGTCGGCCTTGATCTTGACGGAGACGGACCGGTCTGTTCCAAAAGCCATACGTCCACCTCCGTCAGTCGAAATTGGGTGCGGTCAGGTACTCTCGACCGTGCTGCCGATGCGTTGAGAACCTGAGCGCCTGCGGGTACACCGCTTCCCGGTACTGCTCCACCGTCTTGGCGGCTGCGGTGCAGGCGTGGCAGCGCAGCGGTTCGGGGGCGACCCACTCACCGTCGGACTCGTAGTCGGTGGACTCGGTCAGCGGGTTGCCGCAACCGGAGCACAGCCCGGCCTCGTACTCGGTGAGCGCCAGCGCCAGCGTGTAGTCCGACTCCCGCCAGTCCCGGAGCGCAGACAACGGCAGCCCGTGAGCGCGGGCCGTCCTCAGCTCGAGGAGGAGTCCCGCGTGCTCAGGGCTGCCGAGGCTGTGTACGAGAAAGGGATGTCGATGCGCTTGGCGGTGGTCGCGGAGTAGGCGGCGTCCCACAGGGAGCCGAACTGCCCTTGCCCGATCCGCTCTCTGATTTGGCCGGCCTGCTCCGGGGTGATCTTGGGGTGCACCGACGCGGCCGCCACCCAGTGGGTGGCGACGTAGTCGTCGTCGGCGTTGCCCGCCTTGTCCTTCGGGGCGTCATCGAAGATGGGCTTGGTCTCGTCCTTGGACAGTGCCCGGAACCGGAAGGTCAGCGCCGACGCCTGCATCTGCTCCTGGACGTCGACCATCCGCTGGGCGATGTCCAGCTCGGCGGTGCCGCCGAGCCGCTCGTCACCGGAGGCGTTGCGGCGGGCGGACTCGAACTCGATCTCCAGCTCTTGGTACTCACCGACCAGGTCGGCCCGGCCGTAGACCGTGACCGACTTCTCCGGCAGCCTTGCTCCGGAAATCCAGCCGTCTAGATCGAAAGTGTCGTGGCCGTTCTGGTCGGCCCTGGTGAAGACATCTGTGGACATGGGGGGGCCTTGCTCCCTGTTGGCGTTGCTGGCGTTGGCACTACAAGGGCAGGCGTGGCACGCCAAGGACCACGCCTGCCCGCCCGGGGATCAGGCAGCGACGGAGGCGTCCTGCTCCAGCCCCGGCGCCACCACGTTGACCTTGATCTTCGCGCGTAGCTTGGTGTTCCGCTCCGGCGCCTGCTTGGTCCAGGCTCCGAGGGTGACGTGGTACACGTCCACGACATCCGCGGTGGCGTAGGTACTGGCGAACGGCTTTCCCCACCGGGCCACGATGAACCCGGTCGTCCCGGTGGCGAGGGTGTCGTAGATCTTGTTCTCACCAGTGGGGCTGACGTCCTGCGGGGTGATGATGACCTCGATGTCATCGATGGTGTAGTTGATGTCGCCGGGGACGTCGAACACCTGGGTGGAGCACAGCCGGACATCCTGGGACGTGGTCTGGTCGGAGCCGGGGGTGAACCCGGAGCCGACGATGCCGCAGGAGATGTCGATGGCGCCGGTGGCGTTCAGCTCGGCCGCCGTCGGTGCCGCCTGGTTGGCAATGGCGGGAACCCAGGAAACCTTGACGTTGCCGTTCGCGGCCACGCCGGTGGGGAATGTTGAGCTCACTTCGGAGCCTCCTCGGACTCAGTGTTGGATTCGGCGGCCTCGCCGCCTTTGGTGACGTGGTACTTCGTGGGGATGGGGATGCCGAACTCGTCCTCGGCGTCCCCCGTGACCTTCTCGTGCATCTCGGGGTCGAACGCCGACTCGGCGACCGAGTACCGGTGCGCGGGACCCTTCTTGGACTTGACGCGGATCCACTCGGGTTTTGCCATCGGCCCCTCCTAAGGGACGTACTTGATGAGGAACAGGTCGACCGCGTACATGACGAAGTCCGGCAGGTCGTCATCCCGCTGGATGGGCTGGGACGCCGCATGCTCCGGCTGCCAGGACTCGGCGCCGACCTCGGGGCGCCAGTCGACGGTCAGCGCGTCGACCGCCTTGGTGGCCCCCCAGAGGGCCTCTGCGCCCGCGGTACGGGCGGAGGTGGACCGGGAGACCGACGTCACCCAGACGGCGCTCACGCGGCCGTCTACGCGGCTTCCGAGGTTGTCGTCCTGGGTCTCGCCGGTGTTGGCGCGGACCACCAGGTACCTGGGTACCGGATCGGCCGGTACCGCGTACTGGTAGATGGTGCGGGCGGTGCCTAACCGCTCCTCGAGCCGGTCCGCCACCGCGGCGACCAGGTTAGCCAAGGGAGTCGCCGCCGAGCTGGAACAGGAACTTGATCAGGTTCGGTTCTTCCCGGCGTAGTGCCGCAGTGAAGTCGGCCACCGGCGCGTTGTTCGCGGTGCCGAAGGCGAGGATGTTTCCCAGCGCGCCCTGGCGCCGGTTCTTGTCCGGACCAATCTCGGCCTCGGCACCGGTGGACGTCTCTACCGTGTCATAGGTGATGGAGGCCGGAAATGCCGGAGCGTGACGTAGACCGGCGAAGTCCTGCTGCATCCCGGTCTTGACGTTCAGCGCACCCTTGGCCACCACTCCCTGAACACCCTTGACCAGCGCCTGGGGTGCCGCCCGGAACGCGGCGGTCATCCCAGCCAGCTCGCTCATGTCAATGGTGGTCTCCACGTCAGCACCACCTCTTCGCAGACGAACCGACGCGCGGTCAGGAACGACTTAGCGACCAGGCCGGTGATGGTGAAGGACCGTCCAACCAGGCCGGGGTCCAACGCCGAGAAGGTGACGGTGATCAGCGCACCAACCCCGACGTCGGTCACCGACAGCACCGGCACCGAGATGACGTAGGTCACGGTGGTGTACTCGGTCTCCCCGGCGTACGGGGTACCGGGCTGGACGTCACGGGACTGGACCCGGCAGACGCCGGCGTACACCTGAACCGGCGGGGGGGCATCGACAGTGCCGGTGGCGTCATCGAAGACGCCGTCACCGGTGGCCGGGACGTGGATGGTGCAGATGTCGACCATCAACGCCTCGGCCTGCGCCCGACCCTCCAGGGTGACGGACTCGGCGGACATCAGACCTCGCCGTAGGCGATCAGTCGAACGCTGTTGTGACGCTGCCCGCTGGGGGTGAGGGCGGCCAGCTCCTCCAGGGTGACCAGCAGCTCCCCGGCCGACACCAGCGAGTCCCGCCGATACCGGTAGTCATCAATGGACTCTTCCAGCTTGCCGTCCGGGTTCTTCATGATGCGGAGCACCATGGCGACGACCACGCGGGTGACGTTCCCCTGGCTGACCAGGCCGTCGGCAACGTGAGTCTCCAGGTCCGGCAGCTTGCCCAGCAGCAGCCACCAGGCGTCGGTCAGGTACGCCTCAGCGTTGGTGGTCTCCTGAGCGGTGAGGGGGCGCCAACGGTCTTCGATATCGGCAACAGTCACCGGGTTGGCCATGACGCCCCCTTCCCGCTCGATCCGCTACTTCCTCGCGGCCCTCTCGGCCGCTTCCTTGCCGCGCTCGGTCTCCGGCGTCGGCTTACCGGCGCCTACGCCCTGAACGGTGTAATTCTCGTTCGGAGTTTCGTCCGGGACCTCCCCGAAGTAGCCCTTCTCGGCGGCCTCATCGAACTTGGCCTGAACCTCGGCCTGCCCGGCATCGTCGGAGTCAGTACCTGCTCCAGTACTCGTCTGGGTCGTCGGCTTTGACTGGGTCATATCTCAGCTCTCCTACTAGTGGGATCTCTTGACCGGCCTGCAACGGCAGCCAGGCCGCACGGACGGCTTCCGCCGGGGCCTCACTGGCCGGGGTCAGGTCGACGAAGCTGGTCCAGGCGTTGGCCACCTGTTCCTGCTCCGTCGAACTCCTACCCCGCCAGCGAGGGAAAACACCGATCGCCATACGTTCACAACTCTTTTCGGGTATCTTTAGTGTTGTGAAAACGTGCAAAGGTTGCGGCATAGAAAAACTGTTCGACGAGTTCTACGCCAACCAGGGAATGCGCGACGGGTACATCAGCTGGTGCAAACCTTGCACCATTGAACGGTACCGAGAAGGCCGTCAAACACGAGCCGCCACATTCCGCGCCTATGTCCAGCGAATCAAACTGGAACGTGGCTGCGCCGACTGCGGATACAACGCACACCCAGCCGCTCTCGACTTCGACCATCTACCCGGCTCGCTCAAGATGGGCAAACTATCGTCCCTAGCCTGCGGCAGTGCGCTCAAGACTATCCACGCCGAAATAGACAAGTGCGAAGTAGTATGCGCGAACTGCCACAGGATCAGGACTGCCGAACGGAGACCTAGACGGCAGGGCTCCTCAAGACAGCAAATGGGTACCGGTTAGCCTCGACACCCTCTTGGGTATTGATCGGGTTAGCCACTGCATACCCGGCCCGGAACACAAGCCGAAGCGCGATCATATCCTGTTGTGGAAGATTATAAATAACCAGTCCGGCGGCGTCGGTAATAACGCCCTCGGTGATGAGCTTGTAGGTCATGTCCTGCCGGACGCCGACGATCAGGTTGGAGAAGTCACCGGCGATCAGCTCGGCGGCGTTGAGGCCGGTCGGCCACAGGCCGGGGAGCGCGTACCGGATCTCCGGCAGGTCGGCCGGAAGGACCATGGTCTCGCCGGTGGTGGCGCGGACCTGACGGAGCCGTCCCCGCAGGGTGATGTTCCCGACGGCGCCGTTGGGGGCGTACCCGTCGGCCTCGAGCTTGCCGACCAGGTCGGAGATGTCACCGTGGAGGCCGCCGGCGGCGGCGTTGTTGGTGCCGCGGGCGACGACGTTGCCGGCGGAGACGGCGCGGCCGACCAGGTTGCCTTCCGTCGCCCAGGTGGTCGGGGCGCTGGTGCCGAAGATGATGGCAGCGTCCAGGGTGCGGGAGATGGCGGTCTCCATCAGCGGGCGGAGTGCGCCCCAGATGTCGAACCCGGCATCATCCAGGACCGCTTCGGGGACCGGGACGATAGCCGCGATCTCTTCGACGTACAGGTACTTGTTCGCCCAGGCGGCTTCGGTGGTCTGCTTCAGACCGGTGTCACCGGAGACGAAGTACGCGGTCGGCAGCGCCGACAGGATCGGGAACCGGGCGGCGTTGCTGGCCAGCGGGATCCGGTTGCCGAGGGCCAGGACGGCCGAGGTCTCCTGGAGGCTGGTGAGCATCGCGTTGGAGACCTGCTCGGGGACGAGCGCCGCCGCGTCGGTGCGGGAGACGAGAGAGTTGTACGGCACGATGACCTCCTACGGTCATGGGGGAATGCAGCGAAGGCCAGTCGTGCCGACTGGTGCTGCCGGTTACGTCCGGCCTGCGGCCCGACGTATGAAGTCGTTCATTGACTGGGTGGGTGGTGCCGCCGTCCGGGTCCCGCCGTCGAAGGACGGTGGGGTGTTGGACGCCGCCGGGACGAGTCGTTCGACCGCGGCCGTGATGGCTTTCACGTCCGGCCGTCCGTCCTCACCGAGGAGCTTGGACAGGTCGAGAAAGTCGAAGACGCGGGCGGTGTCGAAGTCGGGGTTGCGCCGGCCGGCGAGCGAGTCGAACCGCTCCCGGGCCAGCTCCTGCCCGAACTCGGTGATCGCCGCGGTCCGGCCCCGGTTCTCGGCCTCGGCGACGGCGCGTTCCGCGTCCGTCATGGCGGCCCTGCGCTGTTCGTCCAGTTCGCGGGCCTTGGACCCGTTCGCCTTGGCCCGGTCCTCCCATTTGCGGGACTCCGCTTTTGCCGCGTCAAGCTGCGCCTTCAGGTCCACCTCGTCAGCCGGAGCTGGTGCGGTGGTGGCGTCAGTGGATGTGGCCTCCTGTGCAGGAGCGGTGGGGACGGGTGCTGCTGCTGTTTCGGTCATTGCGGTTCTCCCGTGCGGGATGGGTTGGGCGCCGTGCGGCGCATTGGTGGTCTATGCGGCCAGGTAGCCGGCCGTGGTCAGCGACTGGACCGCATCGGTGCGGCTACGGGCCAGCTGGGTGATCCGGTCCACCTGGGTGGCGGGCAGGTAGTCGCTGCGTTTGCGCTGGTCGTTGATGGTCTTGTTGAAGTCGGCGCCGTCGGCGATGGCTGCCTGCTGGGCCTTGGTCAGGTCCTTCACGTCGCCGGGGCCGATGTGGATCCCGGCGGCTCGAGGGTTGGCGACGGTCTGGGGGATGTGGGTGCAGTCGCAGCGAGGATGGCGTTGGAAGCCCTGGTTGAACCGGAACACCTTCCCCGCGAGCACCGCGCACCGCTGACAGCAGGGCGGGTTCACCATCCGCACCCACGACACCCGCGGCCGGGCGGTGATCCCCAGCGAGGTGGCGTCCCGGCCGGCGTCCCCGACCTGGGTGTGGACCGCCATGTCCAGCCAGCTGCCGCCCCGAGCCAGCGCCTGCCCGACCGTGCCGCCGGCGGCGATGCCCCGTTTCGCCTCCACGATCGACGACTCCAGAAGCGACGCTAACGGCCTGCCGTCCGACGCGACACCCGAGAGTGCCGCCGGGACCACTTCGGCGCTCTGCGTGGCTCCCACGAGCTCCTGGACGTATGCGGCGCCGTCCCGGGCCGCGCCCAGTTGCGCCGCCATCGTGATAACGGTGACCCGGGGGCCGACGGTGGACCATGAGGCGTCGAAGTCGGCGCCCATGCCGGCCCACTCGCGGCGTACATGCCCCAACGCCGCGACGATGCGACGCTGCTGGGCACGGTAGAAGTCAGCCGTTGGCTGGGGCGGTGGCACCGGACAGCTGCCTGGAAGCCAAAACCAGCGGGTCCGTGCTCGACGCGGCCGCGTCCTCCGCCTCCAGCTGCTGAATCTGCGTCGCCGTATAGCCGACATCCTCGCGGGCCTGCCGCAACGACGCGATCCCCGACTGCAGCTTCTTCACCACCGAGTCCGTCAGCTCACCCTCGGTTCGGTACTCCGGGTTCGTCCAGATGGTCTCCATCCGGTTGTCCTCCCCGGAGAAGATGCCGGCATACCAGCGGGCCAACCGCATAGCCTCCTCCGCCGCCTCACCCCACGGACGCTGCCGCTGCTTCACCTTGCTGATCAGCCCCGACTCCGACGCCTTCAACGTCTCCCCGTTCACGTTCGACATCTCCCCCAGCAGGTACTGCGCCGGAGTCCGCGACCGGGACGCGATGTCCTTCACGTCCTCCTTCTTCGCGAACGAGTACGGGTCCAACGGAGCCGACTCCCACTGCCCGAACTTCGTCTCCTTCACATCCGTCGTCACCATCCGGTTCCGGCCGATGTCGATGGTGTTCGGGTTCCCCGCCTCATCCTCGTTCGGCCACGCCACCGCCCACTTCTGCGGGAACGCGCCGTAATCCTGGGTGATCAGCCGATCCGCGACCGTCTTGTTGATCCGGTCCTGAATATCGGTCAGGTCATGCAGCTCCGACACGCCACCGGTCAGCAGGCGAGGGTTGTTGGGGATCTCGATCAGGGACAGCCGGTCCGAGTTCCCGTCTGCGGGCCACGACTCCCCAGCCACCCGCCGCGGCTCCCAGGTCGGGGTCGCTGCGCCGCCGTACTTCGGCTTCTCGGCTTTCCACTTGTACAGCCACTGCCGGCCGTCGACCATCAGGTACAGGGTGGCGTGCAGCTCCTGGGTCCAGTCGTCGTCCCACACCTTCAGACCCGCCTTGCGGACCCGCCGGTTCGTGCCCGGCTCGTGCTCGACGATGGCCTGCGACGGGTGCTCCACCCAGACGTGCGGCCACTGCGGACGGTCCGGGTTCGGCGCCACCAGGAAGTAGGCACGGCCGCCGATCAACGCCTCCAGCCAGCCCATGTCCGAGTCGGAATCCAGGTTGTTCGCCTGCCAGATGTCCCACGTGTCCTGGTCGGCGGCCGTCTCCTCACCGAACCGGAACCCCTCCACCGCGACCCGCTCCGCCGTCGAGTCGCAGACCAGGCCCATGTAGTTGGTGCGGGTCATCTGCAGCACCCGGCGGAACTCGGACCGGGCCTGCGGCGCCAGCCACGGCAGCGGGTGATCCCCAACGTAGTAGTCGTTGAAGAACTCGACCTCGTCGGCCTGCAGCTGCAGGGCCTTGTACAGGCGGGCCACCCACCATTGCGGGGACTGGACCGGGACGAGTGGTTCGAGCACCTGCGCCACCATGCGATGTCCCCTTTCAGTCCTCGGTGCTGAGGTCGTCCATGCGGCCGCGGATGGCCGAGTCCTCGGCATACCGGAGGAGGCCGAGGATCTCCACCAGGCTGAGGTCGGTAGGCATCTCCAGGTAGACGATGTCTTGCCCGTCGACAGTGAGGGTGCGAGTAATGGTTATACGTGCCGTTTCTAAGTGCCCGTCGTCCTCGTTTCCCTCAGCTTCGGGCAAGTTTTCTGACATGAGTTACCGAACGGCCCGTCAGTAGGTGGACGCGCGACCCTTGACGCGAGTCAACGCCGGAACCGGGACACCCCAGCCGGCCGCGATCGCATCGGCGCGGGCCTCATACGCCAACGCGTCACCGACCACCGAATCGATCTTCCGCGGACTGTTCGGGTACTCCTTCCGGACCAGCCGGAACATGCCCTTCTGCCGGATGAACGCGTTCCCGTAATGCTCATGAGCCAACGGGTCCCCGTCGTGCCACGCCTCCCCGTTCACCAGGTCCGCGTGCAACCGGTCCAACGCCGCCGCCATCGGCGTATCCCGGGACGTCGGCCAGCCGACCACCCGCTCCTCACCGAACTCCCCCGCCAACATGTCAATATCCGACCGCCACTCGTGCGGGTCGAAATACGCGCGGACCACGTCATACCGGGCGAACGCCTCCCGGATCGTCGCCAACACATCCCCCCTGGGAACCTCCCAGCCGATCCCCGCCGCCCCCGACGGCTTCGCCCACGCCCCGATCCGGAACAGGAACCCGTCCGACATGCAACAACCCCGCAGCACCGTCGTGTCCTCGTTCAACGAACCATCGAACCCCAGACAAATCGGCTCGAACGGCAACACCTCACGAACCCTCGTCTGCCGCTCGTGAATATCCTTCGC